AACAAGACGCAAAAGCAAACTCCAGACTTGCCTTTGATACCGCATGGTCGTGGTTCCAAACAGGCCCGTTGCAGCGTCTGATGCCGGGTGGGGCGATCATTGTAATTATGACTCGCTGGTCACTACTTGACCTAACAGGTAGACTTATAGACTACCAGACAAGAAACCCTGAAGCCGAGCCGTGGGAGATCGTAGAACTTCCGGCCATCCTGCACGAGAACACCGACAAAGAGAAAAGCCTGTGGCCAGAACAGTGGCCGCTGGAGCAGTTAAAAAAAGCCAAAGCATCTCTCGACCCCCGGTACTGGAACGCCCAGTACATGCAGAACCCCACCTCCGAGAACTCCGCCATCATCTCGCGCAAACACTGGCGCATATGGGACCACGACGACCCCCCACAGTGCGAGTACATCATCCAGTCTTGGGATACGGCGTTTGAGACCAAGAACAACTCGGACTATTCCGCCTGTACAACATGGGGAGTTTTTTACAACGAAGAGGAAAACGACAGCCCGCAAGTAATTCTGTTGGATGCGTTCAAGGAACGAATGGCGTTTCCAGATTTGAAACAAGCAGCGCTTAAGCACTACAAGGAGTGGGAGCCAGATGCGTTCATTGTGGAGAAAAAGGCAGCAGGTGCCCCGCTTATTCAGGAACTTCGGGCAATGGGTATTCCAGTTCAAGAGTTCTCCCCAAGCCGAGGCAACGACAAACACGTCCGACTCAACGCGGTTGCAGACCTCTTTACCAGCGGAAGAATCTGGGCACCCGACACACGGTGGGCTAGAGAAGTTATCGAAGAAGTAGCAGCCTTCCCGGTTGGCGAACACGATGACTTCGTAGATACTACGTCGCAAGCACTGCTGCGCTTTAGGCAAGGGGGGTTCATTACCCTTGACTCGGACGAAAAAGACGAACCCATATACCACCGCGCCAGAAAAGCGGCGTACTACTAAGGACAGAACATGCCAATCGACAAGTCAATAAACCAAGCCCCCGCCGGGTTGGACGAACTGGAGACAGAAGACGCCGAGCCAGCGTTGGAGATCGAGATTGTTGACCCCGAAGCGGTCAGCATCAAGGGTCCGGGCTTTGAGTTGGACGTTATTAAAGCCGAGGTTGAGGATGACTTTGACAGTAATCTTGCCGAAGAACTTGACGAAGGTGCCTTGGCTTCGCTGGCGGAAGAACTTGCAGGCGACATTGAGAACGACAAACACTCCCGCAAGGAGTGGGAGAAGGCGTACGTCGAAGGCATTAAGCTCTTGGGTCTTCAGATAGAAGAAAGAACAGAACCATGGTCAGGCGCGTGTGGCGTGTTCCACCCGATGCTCTCCGAAGCAGTTGTACGCTTTCAGTCTGAAACCATATCCGAGACATTCCCAGCGCAGGGTCCTGTGCGTACCAAGATAATTGGTAAAGAAACGCCGGAGATTAAAGAAGCGGCACAGCGCGTGGAAGAAGATATGAACTTCGAGTTGACCGAAGTGATGTCGGAGTACCGCCCTGAACACGAGAGAATGCTCTGGAGCCTGCCAGCAACTGGCTCGGCATTTAAGAAAGTCTACTACGACCCCAGTCTTGGCCGTCAAGTGTCGATGTTTGTGCCAGCAGAAGACGGCATCCTGCCGTACGGTGCAACAGATATGGACACTTGCCATAGGTTTACGCACGTGATGCGCAAAACCAAGAACGAGATCGTCAAACTACAGCAGGCAGGGTTTTATCGTGACGTTGACTTGGGCGATCCAGACCGGCATGTAGACAATATTCAGAAGGCTAAGGATAAAGAGACAGGCTTTTCGGATTTAAACGACGACCGCTACACACTGTATGAGTGCCATGCTGACTTATATATTGAGGATGATGTGCATGCGGACGTAGATGAGGACAAAGAGCACACAGAGATTGCGCTGCCATACGTCGTTACTTTGGTCAGGGGTACCAATGAGGTGCTGGCCATTCGTAGAAACTGGAGATACGAAGACCCCTTGCGTCTAAAGCGGCAGCACTTTGTGCATTACCAGTACATCCCCGGCTTTGGGGCGTATGGCTTTGGTCTTTTTCATCTGATCGGTGGCTTTGCCAAGAACGCGACTTCCCTGATGCGTCAGTTGGTTGATGCGGGCACTCTTTCTAATCTGCCGGGGGGTTTGAAATCCAGAGGACTCAGGATCAAGGGAGATGACACACCGATTGCTCCGGGTGAGTGGCGTGATGTGGACGTAGCATCAGGCAACATCCGCGACAGTATTCTCCCCCTCCCCTACAAGGAACCGTCGCAAGTTCTCTATGCCTTGCTGGGCAACATCGTCGATGAGGGCAGAAGGTTTGCAGCAACTGCGGATATGAAAGTATCCGATATGTCCGCGCAAGCACCGGTTGGAACAACGTTAGCACTGCTGGAACGTCAGCTTAAAGTCATGACCGCAGTACAAGCGCGTGTGCACTACACACTAAAGCGCGAGTTCAAGCTGCTTAAGGAAATTATTCGTGACTACACTGACGCAGACTACGAGTACACACCAGAGCACGGCACAAAGAAAGCCAAGCGTGAGGACTACGACAAAGTAGACCTGATCCCGGTCAGTGATCCGAATGCAGCAACAATGTCGCAACGTGTTGTTCAGTACCAAGCCGTCATTCAGATGGCGCAGATGGCTCCGGATATTTATGACCTGCCGTTTCTGCACCGTCAGATGTTATCTGTGCTGGGTATTAAGAATGCAGAAAAGCTTGTGCCATTGGAAGACGATCAGAAACCACGTGATCCGGTTGCAGAGAACATGGCCGTACTAAAAGGTAAGCCAGTCAAAGCGTTCTTCTACCAAGATCATCAGTCGCATATTCAGGTGCACATGTCGGCAATGAATGATCCGTTAATTCAACAGATTATTGGTCAAAACCCACGGGCACCGCAGATTCAAGCCGCAATGATGGCGCACATTACTGAACACGTAGCCTACGCTTATCGTCAGAAGATTGAACAGCAGATGGGTGTTGCATTGCCGCCAGAAGATGAGAAGTTGCCGCCACAGATTGAGGTTGCGTTGTCTTCCATGATGGCGCAAGCGGCACAACAAGTACTGCAAGAAAGCCAAGCGCAAACAGCACAACAACAAGCGCAACAGCAGGCACAAGACCCTGTCATTCAAATGCAGCAACAAGAACTGGCAATCAAACAGAAAGAAGTTGATCTGAAAGAGAAAAAGTTTGCCACCGACGCCGCAGCTAAAGCGGATGAGTTGGAGTTGAAGAAACAAGAGTTGGAAGCACGTATGGAACTTGACGGCTTTAAAGCAGCAACTACGATGCAACAACAGAAAGAAGCTATTGAGGCACAACAAGAACGTGAAGGTGCTCGTATGGGTATCGACATTGCCAAGGCTAAAGCACAGGAGAGAAAAATCAAATGATGGATAGCTTCGCAAGCGTATTGCGCGACAAAATACGCAAAGACATGAACGACTACACGGACGACATGGCAAATGGCATTTGCATGGACTTCGCTGCTTATCAAAAACTGTGCGGGGTAATTCAGGGTCTTGCCCTCGCGGAGCGACACTTACTTGACCTTGTAGAAGCAGCAACTAAAGAGGATGAAGACGATGAGCGAACTGATGCTACCTCCGGGTATTCAAATGCCGGAGCCAATACAACCAGTCGAAGAGCCAACCGAGGAAATCCCTATTGAAGACCGTGGGCGCATGTTACCCACGCCAACAGGATGGAAAATTCTTTGTGGTGTTCCCGATGTATCAGACAAGTTTGAAAACTCCAGTCTTGTAAAAGCGGAGTCGGTTATGCGTCAGGAAGAGCACTCAACCACTATTTTGTTTGTGCTGGCTGTTGGACCCGATGCGTACAAAGACACCGCCAAGTTCCCCAATGGACCTTGGTGTAAAGAAGGCGACTTCGTGTTAGTGCGTACTTACTCCGGTACTCGGTTCAAGATTTACAACAAAGAGTTCCGTTTGTTAAATGACGACCAGATTGATGCGGTCGTGGACGATCCACGCGGTATTACCCGTGCTTAATAGGAGTGTTATATGTTAAACAAGTTTAATTTTCCGGATGAGGATGACGACAGAAAAGTCGTTGCCCAAGAAGAAGACGATTCCGTAGTCATTCAGGCTGATGCCGAAGGTGATGTCGAAATTGAGATATTTGATGATACCCCTGTAAAAGACCGTGGCCGCAAGCCATTGGACAAAGAGGTGTCAGACCCGACTGACGACGAAATCGAAAACTATTCGGATAAAGTGCAAGCTCGTATCAAAGAGCTAACACATGCCCGTCACGACGAGCGCCGAATGAAAGAGTCCCTCTTGCGAGAAAAGCAAGAAATGGACAAACTCATGGCGTACCTGTCTGAAGAGAATAAAAAACTCAAGCAGACAGTTAATTACGGGCAAGAGGTATATATCTCTACCGCGACAGATGCTGCTGAAGCCCAGTTGCAAGCTGCCCGCCGTCAACTTAAAGATGCCCAAGAGTCTTACGACACCGACGCCATTATTGAAGCCCAAGAAGCTTTGATGGAGGCAAAGGTTAGAGTATCGCAGGTAAAAAACTTTAAACCGACCCCTTTACAAGAAGAAGAAACCGCGGTACAAAGAGAACCATCTCAACCCCAACAAGTTGCACCGGACGAGAAGACGCTGCGCTGGCAGGCAAAAAACCAGTGGTACGGTCAACCGGGGTTCGAAGAATACACCAGCTATGCACTAGGGCTGCACCACAAACTAGTCAACTCGGGGGTAGACCCTCGTGACGATGAATACTTCGCCCAAATAGATGGGCGCATGCAAAAGACGTTCCCCGAATTATTTGGCGGGAATGCTGAGAAAAAGCCTGAATCTTCACAGGTTCAATCCGAGGCTCCAAAAAAACCTGCGGCTGTGGTTGCTCCAGCGTCTCGTTCGTCTGGAACAAAGAAAATCCAACTTTCTACTCGGCAACTTGCCTTGGCTAAGAAATACGGACTAACCCCGCAGCAGTATGCTGCTGAAGTAGCTAAATTGGAGGTTTAAGATGGCTGACACTCGCACTCCTCGTGATCTCATTTCACGCGATAAAACCGCACGTGCTGTTTATGTACCACCTTCAGCACTGCCTGATCCGACTCCCGAACCGGGATGGTCTTACCGATGGGTAGCTACCCATGTTAACGGTCAGATTGCACCGACGTTCTCCATGCGTATGCGTGAAGGCTGGGTGCCGGTCAAAGCGGAAGATCACCCGGAACTCATGCTTCCGCCAAATGAAAAAGGTGAAGTCGCCCACGGCGGTTTGTTGTTGTGCAAGATGCCTACGGAGCAAGCGCAGTTACGTAATGCGCACTACCAAAAGCAGTCTGAAGACAATATCGAAGCTGTGGACAATACATTTATGCGCCAAAACGATGCTCGTATGCCTTTGTTTAATGAACGTAAGTCAACGACATCTTTTGGTAAAGGCAATAAGTAGTTCTTTTATTAACTAGGAGTAACCATGGCCTATCCGACTGTATCAGCCCCTTACGGGCTAAAACCGGTCAATTTGATCGGTGGTCAGGTATTCGCAGGATCAACTCGTCTAATGGAAATTGCAAGTGGTTACGCCACTAATATTTTTTACGGCGATTTGGTAAAGCGCGTATCTGATGGAACTATTGAAAAAGACACCGGCACCACTACTGCCACGCCGTGCGGTGTGTTTTTGGGTGTTCAATTTACCAACGCTGCTACTGGGCAAGTGCAAAATCAGCAATATTATCCAGCAAGTCAGGCGATTAAGTCTGGTACGCAGATTTTTGCTGTGGTTGCAGATGACCCTGACACACTGTTTCAAGTAGCTTCTTGTTCTGGCACTACTGTTATTGCTGCAATGGGCAAATCCGCCATTGGTAATAATATTGCACTAATTCAAAACGCCGGCTCTACCAATACTGGTAATTCCGCCGTGGCGATTGACGAAGGAACACAGGCAACTACAAACACTCTCCCCATCCGTATTATTGATGTGGTTAGAGATACGGCAACAGGCGCTGACGCTTTTGTTGAGTTTATTGTTAAAATAAACGCAACTATGCACCAGTACAACAATTCAACTGGCGTATAAGGGAGCTAAATCATGGCTATTTCACGCGCACAACTACTGAAAGAGCTGCTCCCCGGCCTGAACGCCTTGTTCGGTCTGGAGTATGCACGTTACGGCGAAGAGCACAAAGAGATCTACGAAACAGAGACCTCCGAGCGTTCTTTCGAAGAGGAAACCAAGCTGTCTGGCTTCTCGGCTGCTCCAGTCAAGAACGAAGGCTCTGCGATTGCTTATGACAATGCGCAGGAAGCTTGGACTGCTCGATACAACCACGAAACCATTGCCCAAGGTTTCTCGATCACTGAAGAAGCGATTGAAGATAACCTGTATGACAGCCTGTCAGCTCGTTATACCAAGGCTCTGGCTCGTTCAATGGCCTACACC